TCGGCGACATCTGGATCACCGACTGGTGGTACGGCAAGGTCGAGACCGACGTGTCGGTGCCGGCCGGCGTGGCGATGGCCAGTCGCAACAGCCCGGACATCTGGTTCGGCGAGGGCGGCGTGATCGAGTCGTCCATCGGGCCGGCGATCCGCGCCGAGCAGCGCAAGAAGCACTGCTGGGTGCAGCGCGTGATCCTGCCCAGCCAAGGCGACAAGCTGGCCAAGTGCCGCGCCTTCATCGGCCGCGTGGCGGCGCGCACGGTCCACGTGCCGGCCTGCGCGTGGGGCGACCGCCTGATCGACATGCTGTGCGCGTTCCCGGCGGGCCACGACGATGCGTTCGACACCTGCGGCCTGATCGGGCGCGGGCTTGATCAGATCTTCGAAGCGCGCGAGCCTGAAAAAAAGGCGGTGCATTCCATCGTACCGTTTTCGGTCGAACACCTCGAATACGAGGAACGGGTGCGCCAGATGACTGACCTCGAACGATTGCGGCGCTGGCGATGAACACCCCGGGAGGCGTCTCGCTGGAACCGATGGAAGACACCGGCTGCCGCACGCTGGCCGTGTGCCTGCGGCAGCTGGTGCTGCTGATCGAAGCCGACGCGCTCGACAGCACGACGGCCGACGAGTGGATCGGCCGCAGCAAGCTGGCGCTTTCTGCCGCGTCCATCCACGGCTGGGTCCGCTGGCCATGAGGTGAGAGATGGCAACCTCCCGCAAGCGCACGCGCACCGGCAAGGCCCTCGCCGCTCCCAAGAGCCTGCGCGACGCGATTGACGCCACCGACTCCGACGTCCCCGCGACCGAGCGCGAGGCCGCCAAGGCGTGGCGACGCAAGATCGAGGACGCGCGCAAGTTCGACGAGAACGCGCGCACCGCCATCGCGCTGTCGCGCTCCTACGCGCGCAACGAGTCGGGATCCTACGAGGTGCCGGTGCCGGTCGCGCCGACCAACATCCAGATCCTGAAATCGTTCCTGTACGCGCGCAACCCCGACCTCGACATCGAGCCGAGTCCCTCGACCAACCCGCCCGCGCAGGCCGACCTCATCGACATCGCCAAGCGCGAGATGGCGGCGGACCCGAATATACAAATGCAAATTGCGCAGGCCGGCGAACAGGCCGTGCAACAGGCCATGGGCAAGGCCCTCATCGCCTCGGCGGTCGGCGGCATGCTGGGAGGAGGTGGGCCGCCCGCAGGTCCTCCCGGCGCGCCGCCGCCGGGACCGCCGGGCGCGCCACCCATGGGCATGCCCGACCCCAACGCGATCCGCCAGCAGGCCATCCAGCAGGCCACGATGCAGATCGCCAAGCAGCGCGCGACCCAGCTGATGGCCCCGTTCCGCCAGCGCCTGTCGCAGGCCAAGCAGTTCGCCGAGACGCTGGAGATCGTCGTCAACACATTGTGGAAAAGGGGACGCCTGAAGCAGGCGATGAAGCCGGTCGTCGGCTCCACGCTCACCATCGGGCTGGGCTGGCTCAAGGCCACGTGGCAGGAGCGCGACGGCTACGACGCGCAGACCCTGCGCGCCATCAACGACACGCAGGCACTGCTCGACCGCATCGAGGAGGAGCAGTCCGACCTCGACGATCCCGACGAAGATCCCGACGAGGTGCGCGGGGAACTCGAACAGAAACTGATCGGCCTGCAGGCGCAGAAGGTCACGCTCGCGCAGGGCTTCGCCATCGACTACGTCGACGCCGAGGACATACAGGTGTCGCCCGACGTGCTGTCGCTGGAGTTCTACCTCGACGCGCCGTGGATCGCCCACCGCGTGTGCATGTCCAAGGAGGACGCCGAGGTGAAGTTCCCCAAGGTCGCCGGGAAGCTCGACAAGGCGACCGCGTATTTTCGGAGGAAACCCAAGGATCCGAAGAAGTCGCGCGAGGACACCAGCGTGGATCCCAAGCGCGACGTGCAGCCGGGCGACGCGGATTCGCGCTGGACCACCAACCAAGGCTGGGGCACCTCGCAGGCCAGCTACGGCTCGCGCGCCAAGACCGGTACCCAGTCCGGCGAGAACGGCATCGCCGCGTGGGAGGTCTGGTGCCGCGAGGACAACATGGTCTACACCGTCATCGAGGGCATCGATGCGTGGGCCTGCGAGCCGTGGCCGCCGGATCCGGAAACCACGCGCTTCTACCCGTTCTTCATGGCCTCGGTCATCGACGTCAACGGCGAGCGGCACCCCGATTCGCTGATCCGCCGCACGCAGGACATCCTCGACGACATCAACAAGCTGTACTCCAACCGCGCCGAGCACCGCCGCCGCTCCATCCCCAAGGTCGGCGTCGACGCCACGCGCTACGACAAGACGCAACTCGAACGCCTCATGGCCGGCGGCATCGGCGAGTTCGTGCCGCTGGTGCCGACCAAGCCGGGCGAGAACATCGCCACCGCGTTCGCACCCATCGTCTACGCCAAGGTCGACGAGGCGCTGTACGACGACAAGCAGCAGCGCGCCGAGATCGAGCGCGCGTGGGGCATACAGGAGGCGCTGGCCTCCACCATCCAGACGCCCAAGACCGCGACCGAGGCGCAGATCCAAGAGACCGGCACCAACGCGCGCGCCGACTTCATGCGCGACGGCATCGACTCGCCGCTCGAGGAATTGGCATTGTATACAAGTGAAGTCGCGGTGCAGAAAGTCAGCATCGACGACGCGCGCGAGATGGCCGGGCCGTGGGCGCTGTGGCCGCAGCTGGATGCGTCGGAGTTGAGCCAGCTGGTCGAGGTGCAGATCAAGGCCGGCTCCACCGGCAAGCCCGACACCGTCGGCCAGCGCCAGACGTGGGCCATGCTCCTGCCGGTGCTGCAGCAGTCGGTCGTGCAGATCGGCCAGCTGCGCGGCTCCACGCCCGACGACATCGCCGACTGTCTGGAGGAACTGGTCGCCGAAACCCTGCGCCGCTCCGGCGAGAGCATCGATCCCGACCGCTTCCTGCCGCGCTCCCCGGCGACCGCCATGATGCCGCCGCCACCGCTGCCCGCGCCGCCCGTGCCGACCGCCCCGCCGGTCACGCTCGCGCCGCTGGCTCCCATCCCCGCGCCGCCGCCTTCGCCGGCAGCCGGCGCACCGACCGTGTAAACGAGGACACCACGATGTTTCCCGACAAAGACGACAGCGCACCGCCGAGCGGTGACGATCAGGCACCCGGCGGCGACGCCGGCACGCCGCCCTCCGACGATTCCAGCGAGGACTCTGGCCCCCGGGAATCGCCGTTCCGGCAGGGGGTGCGGGACACCCCGCCCGACGGCGGCCCCGCGCGCCACGAGGAACCCGAGGAGGGCGAGGAGCCGCCGGTCGAGGAGGATCAGGAGCGCGATCAGGCGGCCGCCAAACCGCCTGCAGCGCCCGACCCGGTCGAGGCCGAGATCAAGGCGCTGGGCCTGAAGGACGCCGCCGCCGCGCGTTTCAGGGAGCTTTCCAAGCGGCCCAAGCCCGAGGAGGTCACCCAGCTGAAGGACAAGGCCGTCCGCTTCGACAACTGGAACAAGGTGCTCAACGACACCGGCTCGTCCAACCAGCAGCTGTCCGCCGCGCTGGGCTACTTGGGCGCGATCAATTCGCGCGACCCGCAACGCATGAACGCCGCGTTCGACTCCATGCTCGCCGAGTTGCAGTGGCTGGGCGGCCAGATCGGCCGCGCCCTGCCCGGCTACGTCGACCCGCTGGCCGGGCACGCGGACCTGAAGAAGGCGGTCGACGAGGGCGACCTGACCGAGGAATTCGCGCTGCAGATCGCCCAGTCCCGCGCCTCGGACGCGCGCCGCGCCGAACTGGCCAAGCGCAACGAGGACATGACCGCGCACAACGAGGCGGTGCGCCGCGCCGCGCAGACCGCCATCGACGTCGACGTGCGCGCGATCAACGACAAGTACGCGGTGTCCGACGCCCACTTCGACACCAAGGTCAAGGACCCCAAGTTCACGCGCATGGTGCAGTGGATCTACCACAACGTGCCCATCGAGCGCTGGGCGTCCGCCGTGGAGGAGGCCTACCTCATGGTGCCCGACCCGGCCCCGCCCAAGCCGCGCTCCGGCGCGATGCCGCTGCGCCCGTCCGGCGCGGCCGGCTCGACCAAGCATCCGGAGTTCAAGAACCCGACCGAGGCGTTCCGCTACGGCGTGCGGACGGCGCGCGGCTGATGTGGACAAGTATACTTCTCGTCCTGCTGGGCCTCGTGATCGGCGTCGCCGGCTGCTGGCTGCTGCTGTTCGCGCTGGAGCGCTCGTGGCGGCCGCCGTGGTGGTAGCCGCCTGCCGCGCCGACCTCGGACTCAAGCTCCCCGGCGACGGCGAGTTCGAGTGCAAGCTGGTCAGGCACGGCGAGCGCCGCATCGTCTGGCGGCACTGGCGCTACGACGACGACGACGTGCTCGACGAGGCCACCGAGCAACCCTAGAATGCGCCACCCGGCAACCAAAGCCCGGCGGTGTAAACGATGCGCGCCGCCTTCGGCCGGGCTTGACCAGCCACGCGGTTGGCGCATCCTTCCCGATCAGTCGGCTGGTTGGAGCCGCCGTCGTACGCGGGAGTCGCGCCCCGCCGGATCCTCCCGCCGCCACCGCGTTCGCCGTAAGCCGGATTCGCGCCCGGCAGCATCGTACCGGGGCTTCGTGTCCCCCACACGCGGAAAGTCAGCCGTCTTTACGTCTGGACGGCTTTCCTTCCAAACCAGTGGGAGATCGCGGCCATGCCCATCACACCTGCCCAGTTGCAGAACGGTGCGAATTACCAGATCGAGACCTACTCCAAGGAAAAGCCGATGGATCAGTTCACCATCGCGCATCCCCTCGCGCAGTGGCTGATCGATCACAAGCAGGAGTCGGTGTTCTCGAACGGCATCTACAACGAGGAAGTCCGTTTCACCAACGATTCCAACTACCAGAACTACGACGGTTCCGATCAGGTGACCTACAACAAGAAGGACACCGTGCGGAAAGCGCCGTTCCAGCACTACAACGCCCACGACGGCTTCTCCATCGACGAGACCGAGTGCGCCAACAACGGCATCGTGCTCACCGACGACAAGGACGCGGTCCTGTCCGAGGCCGAGGAGTGGCAGATCGTCAACAAGCTGCAGGAAGGCTACGACACGCTGCAGGAGGGCTTTCAGGAGAACTGGAACATCGAGGTGCATCTGGACGGCACCCAGTCCACCAAGGCCGTCCCGGGCCTCGACCTGCTGGTCTCGACCACGCCGGGCGTGTCGTCCGTCATCGGCGGCTTCGACCAGCTGACGTACACGTGGTGGCGCAACAACGCCTCCACCAACAGCGGAGCCGGCATCTCCGACGCCAACCTCATCGGCGAGATGGAAAAGATGTGGCGTCTGTGCTGCCGCTACGGCGGCTCGCCACCCGACTTCATCCTCGCCGGCTCGACCTTCGTCGACGCCTACCGCCGCGTCGCCACGTCGCCGACCACCGGCATCGTGCGCACGGTCTACCAAGACCCGACCTTCAAGTCGACGCAGCTGGATGCCTCCATCGGCCAAGGCGTCAAGACCGGCCTGTGGTTCAAGAACGTCGAGATCATCTGGGATCCGACGATGGAGACGCTCGACCAGATGTACAGCCCGGCCATTCAGTGGGCCAAGCGCTGCTACTTCCTCAACTCCAAGCACCTGCGCCTGCGCCCGTTCAAGGGCCGCTGGATGGTCAACCGCAAGCCGCCCCGGATGTACGACCGCTACGTCTTCTACTTCGGCCTCACCGCCGACTACGGCCTCACGGTCAAGAAGCGCAACAGCATGGCCGTCCTGATGTGCGCGTGATGTATACCTTTCCACTTCTGGAGAACAGCCATGGCTAGCACCACCATCCAAGGCAAGCGCCTGATCCGCATGAACGTCGATGTCAGCGCAACCGGCGCACAGGACGCCACGTCCGCCGTGCTCAACCCCTCGCCGTTCGGGCCGGGCCGCAACATGATCGTCGAACTCGACGCCGCGCCGACCAGCACCGCGCTGTACAAGCTGCAGACCGCACCGCGCTACGACCCGGCGACCGGCGTCAAGCCGGCCACCGGGTCCTCGCTGTGGGTCGATCTCGTCTCGTTCACGCCGACCTCGCCCTTGGAGCAGGAGGTCACCCCGGCCGCCGATGCGTGGCACGTGCGCGCCAACGTCACCGCATTGCTGGCATCGACCACGTACGGCGTGAACCTGTTGGGTTCGGTCTGACCCCGCCTTACTCGCACAAGGCGGGTTTCACCCCGGTGCGGCGGTCGTGGCCGCCGTGCCGTGTTCTTCCCACGAGAAGGAGAACATCC